AGCGGTTAAACTTCTTAGAGATATATCCCTTAATAGAGTTATGTAGAGCGCCCTTAGCACCTTGTCTAGTAAGATTGCTCTTAGCTTGAGAAACTACATACTTCTTATAGCTCTCTAGTACTTTCGTAGCTCTAGGATATGTCGAAGTAATTTTTAGCACAAGTCTACGTTATTTTGAATAGTTACTGTTAAGTCTAAGCCAACACCAGCTAGCTTATCTTCAAATCTATCTGAAAAGAACTCTATCTCTGCATCTTCCTCCACTTGGTAGCCTTGCTCATATAGATTACCTCTCTTAAGCTCTTGAGTGGTCTTAGTGGCCGCTGCCAGCATACTATTGAGTCTATACATCTCAGAGTCGTTAAACTCAGCCTCATTGTCATCAGATACGTCTACGATGTCTAAGAATAGAATGGACACCTCGATGTCGCTAGTAGAGTCTCCTATAGTTCCAGTAGAGATACCTACGTGAGCAAGTGGATAGATATCTTGCTTAAGTAGCTCAACCTCGTCAATGTTACCGAATGTAACGGAATTGATAAGCTTATTGTTTGTAAGCTCGTCTTTGATAGCGTTTGTTAAGTTTAGTAGTGACTTCATTATCTTCTATTTCTTTTCATTATTCTGTTGTCCGTGTCTGACTTATCCTTTTCAAATGATAACCACGTCAGAGCGTCATATACGTTTATTTTAGTACTGTCTCGAAACCTTGTCGCATCTCCCCCACTAAGCGAGTGTAGAGCTCCGAACCATCCCCACCTTTGGCTAAACTGTCCCTCAAGTGAGAGGTCAACAAGCCCTTCTCCTTCATTTTCTTTGCCAGTCTCTCCAAATAGATAGCTGAATGTGCTAACAAGTGACTGCTTAAACGGTAAAAAAAAAGCGTTGCATTTACAAACTGGCTAGCTGGTAGAGACTTCATTATCTGGTGGTCTCCCTTAGAACCTCTGTACGGCTCGATATTATACATCTGACCCACTTTATCCTTTACTGGTCTAAATAGTACAGCAGCTGCTTTATGCCAGTCAGCTGGTTTAACTAGGTATTCTTCTAGGTCGATATACTCTCCTAGAGTTAATTCTTCTAGGTCTGGAATGAATCCGTAGGTAGTTCCGTTAAATTCAAAGGTATAATCAAGCGGAGGCATCTCGTCCATAGCGTCAGTAATGTCCTTTATCAATTCCTCAGCTTGTGATTGTGGGATAGAACGTACTTCGTCCATAGGGACATCTAAAAAGATGTTAAGAGTCTTGTGTCCTACAAACTCCTTATCCTCATCGTCAGCAATCATTGTATACTTCTGATACTGCTCTAGAGTTATCCCAGCTCCATTAAGGGGTATCTGTTTAATCATTAGAATCCTATTTGATTTTTAGGTAAAAACTCTCCAGTCCTGCCAGCATCTCCGCAGTCATCGTTAGACTCGATAACTATAGTAGCTCCAGTGAAGTCTCCCATAGCACCACCAGTGACTACGTTAGCAGAGATAAGCTCAGCACCTCTAGCAGATATCTTAGCGTCATTTTGATTAGCTCTATTGCCACAGCCCATAAGTAAGAGTACATCCTCAGGTGACTCAGATAGGTCTCCAGTTTGTATGCCAGCTCTAGTCTCGACACCTACATAGAAGCGACCCTTAGCTAGAGTCATAATAGTGTCAAACAACTGATACTCTAAGCCTTTTAAGTTAATCTCCAAAGTCTTCTTTTGGTAAGTAGTGCCGTTCTCTCTAGATGAGATAATCTCAGAGCTGTACGTATTGTTTCCCTGTAGGTCAAACTTAAATGCAGAAGGAGTTCCAGTTATACCTCTAGCGGTTAGCGGATAGTCCGCTTGGTTTCTCCACCAGTACAAATCTTCATCGTATATGATTATATACATAGCTTTAAGACCACCTATCTGGTCTTTACACGCTTCTAGCCTTCCAGCTGTTACATTGCAACTCATTATAATTGTTTCTTTAAAAACAGCGGTGAGAGTATACTGTAACGAGAAAAGCCTCCGTTAAAGAGGCTCTATCTCAATCAAAACAAACAAATGAAAACTAATTTTATAGCCTCGTCTGACTTTCGTGACTTCCTAGAGGCAACCTAGGTACTCTATTCTACGTTTTCACGCTTTTTACCATCGCTAGGTTTATGTGGAGGATATCGGAGTCGAACCGATGACCTCTTGAATGCAAATCAAGTGCTCTAGCCAGCTGAGCTAATCCCCCAAGATTGCTAAGTCTCACATTTACTACTCCCTCAGGTCTCACCCTTTGGCTTCAAACGCTTAGCTTGTATTTTAAAGAACTTATATTATCCGTTTAATCTAGCTACGTACGACTCTATAAAGGCCTTTCCGCTGTCATCTACATTGTATACTGTTACATCCGTATCTCCTAGAGTGTGGCCTCCTGATGTAGCTCTACTCCAAGCCATTGCAAATTCTGTGGCTTGTTTGTTGTTTTGGAAGTTTAAAGTCGCTTTCATAATTGTTTCATTTTGATAGTACAAATATAAGCTAAATAATTGAACTACCAAACTTTTTACAAACTTTTTTTAAAATAAATGCTTATTTATATTGAGTCTAGATAACTATCCTATATAGTACTTCCCTTTGTTAGGGTTGGCTAACTGATAAGAGACAGCGTATCTGATAGCGTCAATCTGGTGGTCAAAGCCATTCTGTAACGGTGTCTCAGCCTTTGTATCACTCCATTGGTAGTTATTGAGTTCCTTTATAACGTTAGTGGAGGTAGGGTCTATGATAAGCTCATAGTCTTGTAAGAGTGCTATGCCATAGTTAACAGAACCCTGACCCTTTATAGTAGGTGTAATATTACAGTACCTCTTGAGTTCTGAGATGAGTCTAGGCTCAGCAGAGTCTCCTACGATTGTATTTCTACCAGCAACCTGACTGAATATAGCTCCTAGCTGGCTTGTATTAAGGTTAGGCTTATTGAGATGTTCTTTGATGTAGATACGCTTGTTAGCCTTATCTATTGACGTAGATACTAATGTGGAAGGGTCAGTACTATAGCCAAAGTCAGCTCCATATACATCTATCCCTTGAGACTGATATTGACCTATTCTCCAGTTAGTGAATATAACTCCCTCAGCCTTCTCTCTCCATCCACCTAGAATAGTGTGCTCATACTCACTAGGTCTACGCTCCTTCATAGTCTCCATAGATAAAAGGAATGACTCTCCTAGGTTCTCTATATTGTCTAGGTAAGTAGTATGTATGTAAGTAGTATCCCTCTCAGTTGTATTGCTTCCTGAGTTAACTCCAGCCTCTTGGAAGAATCTCTTGTATATCCAGTGCTCCTTTGTAGCTGGGTTTAATACTAGGATAACTCCGTTCTGTATATCCTTAGCACGTATAGAGTAGTCTATCTTAGTGAATAGCTCATTATCTGGTATTTCTTCCGCCTCATCACATATCCACGTTGTAATGTTAGCTAACGACTTGAGAGCAGCTGTCTGATTCCCTGAGCCAGTCTTAAGACCTTTGAAGTATATACGATTACCAGTAACTCTGTTTGTTATCTCAGTTCTATTGACCTCAAAATATTCTTCTAGACCTAGAGCTTCTATCTTGTCAGTAAACTCAGGAATGATAGAGGTGTATGCGGAGGTCATAGTATAACGAGTGAATAGAATGTTCTGCTCCTTCTCGAATGTAAGAAATAGAGCCATTAAGTTCACACTATATGACTTACCAGAGCCTCGACCTCCAGTGAGTACGAAGTATCTGCTAGGGTCTTGGATAAGAGGTTTATATTTTCCGTGTAGGGTTATCACTCGTCCTCTTTAAAGTTAATAAGGTTACTTAATGTGAAGTTGATATCCTGCTTACCGTCCATCTTAACGTCTACAGATTGCTTAGGAGTACCGTGTACGTACTTCATAAACAAATCTATCGCTCTGTAATCTCCACGCTCTATGAGCTCTCCTAGCTTGTTAATAACCATTGATTGGTCTATATGGTCTGAGAGTATCTCTTTAACGTTCTCTATGTACTCCTTTTTAGGTCTACCAGCGTTCTCTCTGCGGCCTCCCCAGTTAGGAGAGTCTCCCTCTTGTTTCTTTCTACCAGCCATTCTTTAGCTCTTTAGTGATTGTATTAATTGTAGTTTGGTCTACATATCTCGGCATCCCCTTAGTCATTAGAACAGTTCCGTTATCGTGCTTCCAGTCTAGTAAGTCGTGAGCTAGTTCGTGATACATAGTCATACGTCTTTGATAGCTTGTCATACGAAGCCATCTCTGGCCGTTTATCTGTATATGAGTTACGTTGCTATCCATACCGAAAGCCACCCCTAGGACGTTCTGAGGGAGGTTTGTTGAGAATTGAATGTAGACAGTTTCTCCTTTGTCAGCTCTATCACCTACCAGTCTGAGGAAGTCCTCATAATAAGGCCTCAGCTCTGGATGTACATACTCCCAGTCAGGAGCGTCATTAGACTTGCACCCAGCTAGAGTAAAGGTAATCAGCAATAAAGCTAATCTTGATAACATCTTGATTCTTTATTTAAAAACATTCTAAATAAGGATATGTGACTATAAAAAAAAGCCCTCATTCCTGAGAGCCATTCTTTTGATTCAAGCTAGATAGCTTCTTCATTCTTATAAGCCTTACCAACTCATTAGCTAGATACATCACTTGCTTTTTATAGACTAGGTCATCTGGAGACTGTTCTAGCCTATACTTAGCTTCCTCTAGCTTAGACTTAGTTTGCAGTATCAGTTTGTTCAACATCTCTTATAGCTTTTAATAGGTTAGTTAACGCTTGTTGCTTAATGGTAATAGTCTTTAAGCTTGTCTCTATATACTCATAAACGTAGTTTTGTAAGTAATCTAGCCTCTCATTTGCTGGGAGCTCTTTGACCTCATCTGTTTTAATAAATTTATCTATCTTCATAATAAGTCATCTATTAAAGGGTTAGTGAAATCTACACAAGCGTCAGAAGGATATTGCTTAAGGATGTCCTCAGCTACTCTATCTGCTGACTTGCTTGCTGTGTTTAGGAGATATCTGTCTCCGT